CCACTCTCACTTGATGAAGAAGAGGAGCATTTAAACGAGCGAGGTCTCCTTACGATGTCGGAGACATTAAAAGAAAGTACATCGAAGTCGCCGAAATCTTCTGGTACTCGAAAGAGAAACAGGAAGAAATCGAAGGCTCCCGCGGCAAGCGTGGAGCCGTCTACAAGGTCGGAGCCACAACGGTCCCTAATAGGAGCGTTTATTCCGAGCCCAAGGCCAAAACCGCTCAGCTCCAAGAAGCCGAGCGGCTTGAGCCGCTCTTAAGCGGCAAGGCCTTTCCGCCAAGGGGAGGTATACCCGAACAACGAGCGTTTGCTGCTAATAACAGAAGACGTGAGTTGTCCTCCCAGGCGGAAGAAGGCGACTTAAAACGGGCGCGGGATTATGTGTTTGCTAACACAGCACATTGTCCCACACCGGACGGGCTGAGAGGCTCTTTTCCACACGTCGATGATAGGAAGATATACGAAGTACTTCTCGATGTTAAGAGAACCTCCAGCCCGGGCTTTCCCTATTTCCACATTAGTGGGACCAAGGGGAAGCTGGTGGATACACAATTCCAGGAACTCATCCCTTTAATTCAGGAACGATTGCGCAAGCTCGCGATGACCCCTAATGAAGAGGTTAGAAGAATGTCCCCCATGGAGCTAGTCCAACAGGATTTCGCTGACCCAGTGAAAACCTTTGTGAAAAACGAGCCTACTTCCTTGAGTAAAATCGAGGAAGAGAGATGGAGGATCATAATGAATGAGAACATCATACACGAAGTTCTTCAGAAACTAGTGTTTGGCCCTCAGATGAAACTGGAAATCGCAAACCACAAGACCAATGCGTCTAAGCCCGGCATGGGCTTGGCCACAGATGAACAGGCCCGTGAGGTCTGGGACCACGTCATTACGATGGATCCTGGACTGGCTACGGCTAGTGATTCTGATATCTCTGGTTTTGATTGGAATATGAATGTGTGGATGTTCGAAGAGGCAATGAAAATACATATCGAACGATCGGGTTCTCAACCTGACTCTATGTACGCCAACCTTTGTATGAACATCATCCACATTTTAGCGAATTCAGTGTATCTCACTTCCGACGGTTCCCTCTTAGTTTTGGAGGAGCCGGGTGTCATGAATAGCGGAGCTGCCGTTACGTCCTGGCTCAACTCGACCATTCGAGTGATGCTGGGAATCTACGTAGGCCACCAATGGATAATTGCCATGGGTGATGACGCGGTTCACAATTGGATCGACGAAGCCTTTGCCAAGTACAAATTCTATGGACTCATAGTCAAGAATTTTGACAAGAGCAAGGGCGACAGTTTCAATTTCTGCTCTCATGACATTTATTCGAGTAGGGCCGTCCCCACTGGCGTGTGGAAGAGTGTTTTGAACATACTCTCAAAACCATACGATTTGGACGAGTGTTTCCAGTTATTCCAAAC